CTTAAAATATGGTTGTGTTGATAGCCACCCAAACAAAACCAAGGTCATAACAAGGTCATCGTTGTATCCGACCTCTGCCTCAAACGAGTTTTTCTTGGAAATGAACGCAAACAGTTCCTTAATCACATCAAAATCCTGAATGATCATTCTATCTGATTCAATCAATGACTTTAGAATGGAACAGCCAGTTCTCTTGACAACCTCAGTTGTTCTGACTCCAAACTGACTCGTTCCAGATCCAAATCCCCCGTCGAGTACCTGTCCTTTTCTTCCGCGCATTGTAGACGAGAGGAGATTTTCATACTCCATTTCAGCATGAAGTATGTCTGCCACCTGACCACCCATGTCGTTGATTTCAACAAGAACATGGGCATTGTTGTACTGCTTTGCTGCCACATGGATGGCATTTGGGAAAACCATAGGGGACATATTGTTGTTCCTGAAGGTGGCTACGAGTTTGTATGGAGCCGCCGTAATGTCCATGATGGTAAATGCCGAATAGTCCTGTCCAGTTCCTCTAGAGACATCCACACACATCACATATATGTGCTTCTCCTCTGGTTTGGCATAGACCTTGAATCCCTCTCCGTTCTTGAACACAGGGTCGATGTATGCCAAGGTCTTGAGTTTGGATGGGGATATCAGAGTATGAATAGACCCCACGAAGTCGCAGTCGAACTCTGTCCTGAATTGCTCCTCAGAGGTGTTGGCAATTGTCTCCTGTTTCCACTTCTCATCTCGACCAGGAACATCCGACCAATGTACATCAATAGGAATGTATGAGTTTCTTCCGTTTGTGGCATCAGTCCACAATTTGTAGTACAGATTCATTCCGTGGGGAGTAGAAACTATGAATACCTTCGTCTCTTGACCCGATGAGATCGTTGGATATACGGATGAGAAGAACTCCTCTGCAACATTCTGCGGAACATATGCAAACTCGTCCAAGAAGATCATGTTGAAAGATCCACCACGGACTGCACTTGATGATGTTGCAGATGCTAAAACTTTGGACCCATTCTCAAGTTGAATTGATCCTTTGTTCCATTCCACGACACCCTGCTGAAGCCACTTTGGGAGATACTCGTATGCCAGTTTGAGTCTAGACAGAAGTTCTCTTGCTGTACTCAACTTGTTTGCAAGTATGGCAACATTCACGCTTTGATTGAATAGGACATAGTGCAGAATGTATGCCGTGACTGTAGTTGACTTTCCGCTTTGTCGTGGAAGTTTCGCAATAACGAACCTGTTGTTGTGAACAGTTCGAACCATCTCCTCTTGAAAGTCATATAGTTCAAACGGAACAAGACCCTTGTCGAGGCTGATGATCTTCACATAGTTCTGTACAAAATAGATCGGGTCGCGAGCGCACTTGGCATATTCCTCAAGTTGCTCTTTCGTCCAATCATGCTTTACATCCGAAGCCTTTAGATTTGGATTGCCAAGATAGTTCTTGCTATTCTTAGTATCAGCCATTTTCTATGATTTTCTTTGAAGAATCCAATATCGAATCTGTATCTTTGATAGCCTTTGCGAAACTTCTTTTCGGATTTATAAGTTCTTGTAGTTCTTTCGTAGAACCTAAGAATATGGCATTTGTGGTGTTGTTCACCGTCTTTTGCTCATACTTGTCTTCCTTGATGGTCTTCATTCTCTGGTGGAGTTCCACAAGATCCTTATTCGTATCAGCAACAGCCTTGATCATTTGTGCAACCACTTCATAGGCTCGCGGGGAATCACCCTCACTTGCTACCTTTAACACACCATCGATAGCCTGAAAGCCAAGATTGACAAGTTCCTTGAGGTTTTCTCTTGCTCGCTGAAAGTCCTTATCAGCATCATCCATTGCAACTGTAACTTCCTTTGGCTCAGTTGACCTTGTTACAATGGGCTTTGGTTCAGGATCCATGTTTAGGATCTCCGATAGGTTCTCATCCATTTTACTCATGATATATCACCTTCCTACGAACTGATCAGTCGATCTATACTCCACAAGAGTAGTTATATTATTATCCTCAAAGTATTCGGTTGCAGCAGCGAGTTGTTCTTTTGATAGTTCGAAGTAGGCATCTCGCAGGATTCTATATGCAGAACCAATGCTAATATTACTTGGATCAGCCCATTTATCTCGCAACGATGTGTTTTTATACATTATAGATTCTTGATTTAATGGAACTAGGTACCATCTAAATGTCCCATTAAATCCATATGGTATCTTGGTGTTGCCGCCAGATAGTCCAGTGTTTGATTCATAAACTCTGTAATCGCTAAATCGACCAGATCTAAACGTATTAAAATAGTTAGAGTGATCTGTTTCTGCGGCGGTAAGACCAAGATCTTCAGATAGAGTTTCTGAAAATGTTAACATTGATTGTAACTGTTGTAAATCAAAGAAATATGTTTCAAGACCTCGGATGAATGCTGTAGTTGAATCTGAACCAGATATACCACCATTTGTAACAACTTTTGTATATTCACCAGAACCCCTTGCGATGTTTCCAAGATAGAAACCATTCAACAGGAGTTGATCAATATCATTTTTAAGAACGAAGCCATTCGCTGGAACAGTTCCATTGAACATTGGTTTGATAAGGTATTCAACAAAATCTTCTGGCTTATAGGGAACTGAACCGCCCCTTGTCAAATCATAATCTTCATTTCTACCAGAAACTAATGGGACTATCCTATAGTTGAACTTACCTCGTCCATCAAGCAACAACTTCCACATTTTGAGTGATGTGTGAATAGTATCTTTCATCGATTCTTTGAGATTGAATAGTCTTTCAGCCGTGTTTCCGCCCATGTCTTGGTGAATCGTGCAATCTCTTCGGGATGTGTGGTTGCGTGTGCTAGTTCCTTGATAAGAACCCTTTATCTGCATGGGTATAAATGGGTTGAATTTCGGAACAAACTCCATTACAAAGAAGTTCATATCTTTGTATCCACCATATTCCAACTGCTCTTGATAGATGTCATAGTAATATGAATCAAGGAAGTTCATGGTGATTCCAAGTGGACCTAAAGGTCCAGCATTGTCAACAAACAACTTGAGGACATTTGCGGGAAGTAACCTTGAAGCCTGATATGTGTTAGATGCCGCTGTTGTAGCACCGCCGAGCATGAAATATTCATTGTAGAATGAAGAATCAGCAGCCACTGATTTGTGGTAACTGTTCCATCCAGATGATCCACCCGAACCACCAAATGCAGTTGCGCCCGTCGATCCAAGATAGTTGTAAGTACTTGGTGGTGGATAGAATGTAATACCCGCTATTCTGTTTAAGAAATAGGATGCTCCTGAACTTCCGAATGGACCTGTACCATCTCTTGCTATGCCTGGTGTTGGTATTGACGAATTCCAGCCAAACACAGACGTTGTATATGGATAAGAATATTGTCCTAGATTCGCCCCAACAGATGGTATTGATTTGTATCTTCTTGGATACGTCTTAAACTCTGTAAAGAATCTTTCGTTGAAACTCTTACTAAGATTAAATCCGTCGAGGTTAATATAGTTTCCTGTCTTACCAGAACTACGAATCAATTCCGCAGTCCATGCTGGATTTGCTGAGTTTCCAACATATTGGGAGATCATTGCTGTTTGACCATCCATGAAGTCGTTGTCTGAATACTTTATGAATGAGTAGTATGGTTCAAACGAAGTCACAAGACCAGAGAATGTCATTCCTCTATCTGACAGAATCGCAAAATTTCTTCTTGTTGAAAAATGAATATCTGGTGTGAAGTATATTGATCTTACTGATGCACTCAAACCAGTATTTGCAGATAGCCCGAAATACAACGGCGAGTCCGCTGTTGCAGTTGGAAGACCGTTACTGTGAGTAAGACCAAGAACAGATGGATGTTCAAGCAATTGAAATGGAGCAAGAACTCCACCAAAGTTTACTATTGTATAAGTTCCAGCAGATGAACCCTTGAGGGTAACACCAGTGAATGCAGTTATTCCTATAGGTTGATTTGAACCTGTGATACTGTAGAACTGTGGATATTGAAGAAGAATATTCGTATTGTCATAAAGAGATTTGAAAGCCCCGTATGATGTTGAATATCCTATGGAACAAAATTCGGCTTCTCTTAATTGATCCGCATCATAAAGAACTTCATGTCCTAAACTTTGAAGGTGTGTAAGACCAGCAAAGAATCTACTGTGTTCATATGTTAATCCATCTGCCACACCAGTAAGAGAATTGGTGAATGAGTTACGATTTTCTGTTGGGGCGAAATATGGAATAATGCTTCTACTGAAAAAAATCTCGGGTGTGATTTCTTTCTGTTCAACTGTAATTCGTATCTTCTTTATAGTATTTGCGGTGGTCAAATCAGCAGATTCAGTAGCAATCGTGATGATACGATACTGATTTAAGAATCCATCTAGATTTCTTTCTGCTGTTGATGACATTTACTCGTCCGTTAGTTCTCTAAAGGTTAGATCAATTTCGCGAATAAGACCAGAGGTTCGCACTGGTCCAAAAATATAAGACTTCGTCTGAAAGATTAGTGAGTGTGTAATCAATCTTCGTTCGTTCAAATCGCCTTCGTAATCCTCAACGCTATTAATCGAAGAAAGGATAATTGGCACATCCACTTTTCTATCTAGTTCTGTAAAGTTCATACTTATAGTGAAGTCGGGGGTGAAATAGGGCAATATCTGCTCTATGATTTGATATCCATCATCAATGTTTCTATTCATGATATTCAGAGTAAACTCTATGTTGTATGGTACTTCACTGTAAGCATATGATATTGTGCTGTCATTTTCATCCCGAACAGAATATACCTTGTTCAGGCTATTGAGTTTTCTGTTGTTGTCATAGACCATAGAAGAAATTTCAAACGACATTCTCGGAAGAATGTTTTCAAAACTTTTTCTAGCAGGATCTGCTTCGTCGAGTTCTCTGATCTTCCGCACAAACTTTTCTTTTGGACCATAGGAGATAGGAACCTTTATCTTCTTTTGTTCTGTGCCATCAGCCTCTTTGCGCGAGATGTATATCTCATTGAACAACGAACCGAATGCAACTACTAACTTCCGAATGCTTCCGTGGTAGAAATAGCGAAACATCAGTAATTGCCCTCACTGAAAGGATCTTTATCGGTGAAGTCAATTATGTTCAACTTGGCACGTTCCTTTTCTATATCACCACCATCATCAAGGTTAGCATCGATATACTTCTTCTCAGTTGTAGTGGCGGTATCGTAATCAGCGGAAGCATTAGATTGCTCTCCCTTGATCCTCACCAACGATGATGGTGTGCCAGTCTCCGTGTGAACTTGGATCTTATTGACGAGTGAGTCAAAGTTGAGGATAGTGGCAGACCAAGATGCAGAACCAAAACAAGAACCTTGATAGACTTTTTCTCCTTCATAGAAGGAACCACATACCCCACTAATAGTAAATTCTCTGACATCAGTAACCAATTCAGTTTCAATATCATCAACTTCTTTAATTTCTGTGTTGATTTGTTCGCCAGAGTATCTGAAGAGTTCGCATGAGAGTTCATATGCAAAGAATGAATTTCTACTTCCAACGTACTTTATTTCATACAGTCCGCCATACTCTGGAAAGTAAATGAGGTCGCCTTCCTGCGGAGCGGTGTCTGTTCCATATCTTGCAGCCTCTTCGGAGAATCTCTTCTTGGAAACCATAAGCGTGACAGAATCCTGAAGATTAATTCCAAACTTGTCCATTATTTTGTTTTGTGATTCAAAGAACTCGTAGTTAGAGACAAACATTTCTATCTGAAAACTCTTTTCGAATTTTGATATAGTATCTTCTCCAAAGAGGTTGTCTAGATTCTGAAATTTACGGAAGATGTAATGGACATCAAAGCCATAGATCTTGATCTGCTCGACAACAAGTTGCTCAAACAGATCAGATTCGCGAGAGGAGACTTTGAAGTAGTTGTTCCGTGCCATTAGCCCACCATGAAATCTGTTGGTAGTTCATACTTACTCTGTACAGTATCCTCAATCTTTGTGAGTTCTGTCATCGCATCGTTGTACATATCGCGAGCATCGAATTGCATTCCTCCAGGCAATGCAATATTTGAGAACTTACTTAGATTGGCTGCCCACTGTCTTTTGATGAGTGCTGTGACGTATTGTTTCAAGAGAATATCGTTGTATATCTCAGGATAAGTTTCTGGATTCAATGCAACATAGGCTTGAACTAGTATCTTGTCGCCAACCTCAAAAGATTCAGACCAATCCGTGTTTATCTTGAGTTTGTTGGTGACTCTGCTGAAACTAATGCTTTTTTCAGGACTCAAGAATTGTTGTAACAACGAGAGATACTGCTTTGTCGTGTCGTAGTATGATAGATTCGATGTACCTGTGAGGAATCCGTTAAAGTAATCGTTAAGCATCAACTGATACTGAACACTGAACATTCCGCTCTGAACAGACTGATCGACAATGAATATCTTGGTCACGCTTATAATATTGCCACCACTAGATCCAGTAGAAATACTGTTGGTGTCAATATATTTGTTGTTTACATCTGTTTGTGTGATAATGTATGGAACATAGACTTCTTCGACTCCGTCAAAGTGATATTCGGAGAAGAATTGAATAGCATCATCAATGCGATCCTCGACTTGAGCATCATCAACATTTATTTCAATGACAGGAAAGCCAAGCCGACGAAGGGCATAGTCTTTGAGATCTTCGCGTGATGTTATTGCCATTTCTACCTCCTAGCATTTCGAAGATGTTCAATATGCTTTTCGTCCATCTCTCTCTGTTGTTTACAGAGTTTTATCTGTGCTTTGTTCTTTAAGATATTCTCACCAAGATCATATGGAATACTCAAGCCAACTTGAGTCAAACCATCAGATTTATAATGTTTCTTGCCGTCGTAATAATGAATAGTATCTTCTACAACGTATTCCGAAAATACTGCCTGAACATCTTTAACGGAGAAAATTTCTCCATCAATAATAAAGATATCACCAATACGCTTAAATCCAGTTATCATGGTGTAAATATATCGGGTTCTTCTGATACAAATAGCACTTGCTTTGTACCACCACTCGTCTTTCCGTTTTTAACCCCGCTCTTTGTTGTTGCTGCCACCATTTCTCTTTTGACTGATCTATATTTTTCATCAAGTCGAGCATAGTAATCAAGCAAATCAAGACGAAGATTACTTATCTGTTGTGCAGTCAGCATTCGATCAAAATTCAATCCATCGGTAAATCTATAACTAGATAAGCATATTCCTTGGGTGGCAAGCAATCCACTAGTCAAAATATAATTTAATGTGTTGTTATCAAATGGATTTATAAACAACGAATTATACGAGCCTGATGTGTAACCGTATGAATCGCCTTGTGAGAATAATCTACCAAATGGATTTCGTCCCAATAGAGTATCAAAAGCATTACCAGATGAGCCTCTATCTCCATAAGCACCCTGAATTAGTTCAGATCGCTCAAGCATGTTTTCGAATTTGACGTTAGTGTTATAGTGATTAATGAAATCTTGAAGAGTTAAAGCACTATCCGTAATCGACGTTAGATTGAACGAATAGTCGTAATCAACAACATTTCCTAGCGTTGTTCCGAGTGGGAATGGATTAAAGTATCTTCTTGAGATGGGACCATATGCAAGAGAAAATCCTGTAGCATCAGCATATGCAGTGACGCCAGTCAACCCTCTTTGATGCCGATATACATCACGAACGCCAACACTTGCCGTCGTTGCAAGACCAACATTTCCGGATGGTAAGAAAGTGAGATCAGTTAGTCTAGAAACGATACCCACCAAGTAATCTGTGCTTTCTGCAAAGAAAGCATCATACCCATCAAGGTTATTGAAGTTCATTACAAAGCAAATATCTTGTGAAGTGTGACTGAATCCCGCAAGAGTTGGGACTCCTGTAAGTGTATTACCACCATATGGGTAGAAGCCATACGCTGAAACAAAACCACCTGTGCTTTCCGCATCAAATACTCTTAGTGAGTCAATATAGCCATTGAATGATTCGCTGCCTAAATGATTGTTGCCAACATAGATACCATTAGTATCATTATTTTCTGGTATAGTTGATGTAGTTACACCAAGTGTAAATCGCCTTGTGGTATTGAAATATCCACTGATATCAGCATTAGCGGATGCACCACCAACTCCTGTTTTAATAATAGAAACAGCAACATGATTCCAAGTATTCAAACTTATACCAGCGGCATTTACTATATTTTGAGATTGATTATATCCTGATGTAGTCCCATCAGTCTGCCATGCAAATTGTAGGAATCCAGCAGCACTATCAAAACTAAGTTTCCAATTTGCTGATGCTCCAGTTGGACCTTTTTGCAACAATGTAAAATTGTTTGATAGAGATGTTGGGTAAAAGAACATCTCAAACCCATAACTGGAACGAATCGTTGGTGATGTTGATCCAACACCAAGTCTATTATGTGGTGCCGCGCCACCAAGAGTGCTGCTTCGTTTTACAATATTTGTTACATAAACAAATCCACCCGTAGCACCACCAGCATCGCGCGTAAATTTACCAGAAGATGTTCCGAATTTCTTGACTGTTGTTGAATGTGTTGGCTTTGTAGCAGAACTGTTGGTGTTATAAACAACAGTTGTTTTTGTTATGTCTTGGACAATTGGCGAGTTGAATGACAAGTATGGATATGGATTCTGCATTCCAAGAATGACTTCGACTCTTGGATCATAAAACGTATTGCGCTCTATGTTTTGAATTATCCTTGATCCATCAATATTAAAGTCTTCGTTTGGAGATATGGCATTTTCTAAAGCCAATAGTTCAGCACCAGTTGGCAAATATGCTTCATCGATATAAGCATACAACCTTCTATTGAGAATATCACCAAACTCAGGAATATCAAAATCTGTATATGCCTTTGGATATATTCTGGTGATCTTTCCGTATTGATTAAGTGTGACTAGTCTAAAAGCCATGATTTCCTCAAATGCTGAATCCGTTGCTTACCAATGTTGCCAAACTATAAGAGTTTGTGTATGGAGATACTAATCCTTGATTACCCGATCCGTCTTCTGGTTGTTTCATATATGCTGGTGGTTTTACAGACTGATAGTTATTTCTATATGCGATAATTCCAAATAATGATGGTAGTAAATTTTCCACAGTTGGTGTCTGTCCAAATCCACTTCCGACTATATTAGAATAATCTGCTGAATGGGCAAATGGGACATAGTTGTAACTTGCGTAACCACCTGTACCAAGACTAGTAGATGATGCTGCACCACCTGGAGTATAGACTTCAGACCATATGAATCTAAGTGGTTGTGTCCCAACAATTCCACCAGAAAATCCAGTTGGTAGAACAAATGTTGAGAGTTGTGTTGATGAATTTTGAACATATGAACTAGCAACACTACCAAAGTGAGTTGCATTAGCACCAGCATCACTATCCCACCAACGAGTCATAGTTTCAAATTCAATATTTGTGATTGATCCATTGAAAGCAGCATATTGGCTGAAATCTAATGGGAACACAGATTGGCTATATTTTGTGGAGATTGACGATCCTGATCCAGCATAATAGTTGAACTTGTGAATAGAAGATATTGATGAAACCACATCTATACTTGAAGTTTTAGATGCTGAGTATCCAAAGTTACCAACATAGGCTGCACAAGCATTCAAATTTGCACTTGAGGTATTTGCAACAAGATAAGAACACAATCTAGAAAATACTGCAACCGACCCCTTTGCAGTTAAATTGCTATTCTGTACGGCAACATAAGAACCACCTATTGCAGCATTTTGACCGACTATTTGATAATCATATGAAGTGGGAGCAGTTCCTTGTGAAACAGACTCTCCGCCGGGATTAAGTGGTGGGTTGGTCCCATCTTCCGATGTGGTAGAACCATTTCCCTGCGTAAGAATCTCACCTTCTTCTCCGCTAGAACTTCCACCTTCATAGATTAGTGGTCCATTAATTCCCATTAGAATGCCCCCGTCCAGTTTGTTCCTGGTCTACCTTCCAAAGCACCAGTTCTAATTGCTATGGATAAAGTTTTTTCTGTCACATCCCAATGATATACTGTTCCTCTTATCTTTCCATCCGGTGAAGAATAAGTCTGTCCTGGATTGAAAGATGTTTCGGTGAAATCTAAAGTAGATCCAGCCTTATCTTTCAATTTCAATTCTGTTATGGATTGACCACTAAATGCCGAGAAGCATCTGTCTGTTGTAATAGTAGATCCATTGAATGCACAGAATCCATGAACTGATCCTGTACAAATACTACCAAACAACTTGACATATGATGCATTGTTGGATATCACTCCATATGAACAGTTGCTTACGACAACGCGATTTAGATTGGCATTCGTACTCCGATCACAATAAACCCCAACATGAAAATCTTTGAATCCAACATTTCGGAATAATCCACTGCCAAGATTTGCTGGTTCATTTTCAACTTGTTCACCTAATTTTGATCCAGTTGCATACAATCCCGCTTTGTTACTGTAACCCGAAGTGTTGTATTGTCCAGTACCAATTAAGTTGTAATGGAAGCCTTGCGATTCACCATCAAAAAAGATGTTTTGAATCTTTCTCAATCCACCTGATTTGATAGCAATTATTGTTCCATTTCTGCGGAATACAGTTGGAATAATCTTAACGGTCACTTCGTTTGAATTTACAGTTTTCCATCCCGCAGAGAAACCTTCACCACTTGTTCCACTCACATTTACACTATAAACATGATGGTTTGGACCAAATCGAACTGCATCATTGAGAAGAGTTCCCGCTGGTCCTGTGGCAGTAAATTGAACTGTGGTATTGTCACCACTGCCGTCTATCTTTTGTTTTGTATAACTTAGCGTTGAATTTGCAGTATTTCCTGTGGGGAATGTTATTCCTCGGAAGTTTGATGTTGCTCCGATTGGATTTCCGTTGGATGCGCTTGATCCATAGAAACCAACGGGAATGCTACTCATTGCAAATTCCCGCACCGATGTTTGAGCGGTGAGCCAAGAGTTAACACCATTGATGTTGTTATCCATAACCTGTGCATCTGTTAAAGATGCAGTATCGTACATGTTTCCACGATAGCCATTACCATAGAATCGCGTCCACACAGCAGCAGTGTTTCCACCAGTGTTTGCTAGTGGCATAGGAACAGCAAACCAATTATCTCTAATTGAAGACTCAATAGCCAATTTTCCAACAGGTGGCGAAGAACCATTTGTTGTACCAGCAGCGATTAATTTATGACAACCGAGTATTGATGCTTGTCGCGCAATATTATTTCTAAATTCATACGGATATGCAGCATAATAGAATGCTGGATTGTAATCGCCATTAAAGGTTAACGTGTAGTCCTCGACAATTACTCCACAACCAGGAACTGTAAATTGTGATGCTAGAGGATTGGTTTCTGATATGGAAGTAAATCCAGATCCTGTGGTTGTTGCATAGCAGCAAGCCATGGTTATGCCGTGAAGAACGCCACTATAAAAGCCAGACAAACCAGCGGCTGTATAGCCACGGGTTTTATAGTAATCAACATATCTCAACTTCAAAAGTTGAGATGGACTACCAAGTAGAGCAATTCGTTCCCCTTGAGGGTGGTCAACTTGCAACACCTCATCAAGGTCATATATTCCAGCAGCAAAGTTAATACTTACAAATCCAGCCTCTGAAATAATCTTATCGGCTAAAAACTGAAAGGCTCTTTGTGGTGTTCTAAATGGAGAGTCTTGTTCGATACCACTGTTAAGCACATCATCACCTGTAGTAGAAACATACAGGTTTAAATTTGTTGCGATGACTGGTTTTTCACCAGCCCCAATAGTTACTCTATGTGCCGAAAACTCGCCCATTTATGAATCCTTATAGTGCTGTGCCACCACCGTATATGGTGAGGCTTAGATACTGGAAATTGTCGCTGAATGTCGCACCCATAACATCGTAGACCTTAACACCAAATGTAAGACCTTGAAGACTATATGGATTTGCCAAGAACATCTGCGTGGCACCAGATCCATTTTTAATCACAGTTGCTTCAACTATGTATTTTTCTTGATTTGCGGTTCCAAGTTCTGCCAACATATCGTGGGTGAAACGATAATCTCCTTGCCCAACTCTAGAAACAGTCCACGTTCCGCTACCATAAGAAATATCTACCGTGCAACCAGCACCAGACGATGCTCTTGCCCATCTCTTTGCAGTATTCTTTGCGATAATTGCTCCACCACCAGACGGACCAAGGCGATAGATTTTCGCAACCGAGTCCTTTCTAGTTTTAATGATCCAAATGGCAACCATGTGTTGTGGAACATTATTGTGTGCGCCATTAGCACCAGCATTTCCAATAGTTCCATTAACAGTTGGAGTAAGCCCATTTGCACTTATGTTTATAGTTCCATTGACAGTATGGTTATGCGCTCCCGCTATATCTAAATCTGTGCCGCCAGTTTTCTTAACATAAACATTGTGCTGACCTTGACCTGTGGCAAAGGCTTTGTTTGATTCAATTGCTACATTTGGGTGTCTATGCCCATCTACTTGATTTGTAACGAGATTGAACGAAACTCCGATAGGACCAGATGTAGTGATGAATGATGATAATGATATCCCGTGACTATGGATTGGTATCTCATCTGTAGTAAGAGTGTGTTCTTCTTCTCCACCGAATGTTCCGACTGTATAACTGTTGAATGCAGAATTCTCAAGACCTGTAATACCCCGAGAATCGCCAATGATGAATCTTGCTCTCAAATCGGGTTTCTTAAATTCTGTTTTCGATGGACTCACTACTTTGTAAACTGAATCTACGTCATCAAGACGAATGAGATCATTATTTGCTAGTTGATTATTGTGGTGGCTACCAGCAGATGCGCCGTCTATGAATAGTGGATTGACAAATGCGCTAACACCCGTGACCTGTGTACCAGATGCATTGGGTGTTCCTGTAAGGATTGTGCATTCTATTTGTCCATCAATTCCTGCCTTGGACACAAAGAACTTTTTACCTACAACATTAGTGGCATTGAGAACTTGTGTTCCAGTTGTCTGTATATCAAGAGTCATGCCCTGAATGAATCCATACAACTGCCCATCATTGAGAGCGGTATATAAATCAGAGTATGTTGTGACATTTAAAAATCCACCATCGCAGATAGACCAACCGTCTGGAATATCATGGGTTGTTCCTGCAAAAGCAAGAATGGAACCAACAGGTTGTATATCACTGATATCAACTGCCGAGTCTCCGACGATAACATCACCCGCCGTATTTACAACAACACCATCAACTTCATCGGTTCCATCAATAGTTGTTCCCGAGATAATGATGACAGGTTTGATTACACTTCCTGGTGAAGTGGGCGCAGTTGTTGTTAACTTTCCTGCGTTGGTGTCGGAGAGGTATAGAATATAAGATGATGTTGATCCACTGATTGTTGTCATCAATGAATCTGGTAGGGAGATTTCACCCGAATATACAATGGAGAAATCCGTAGCATTTATAGATTCAATGACTCCCAAGAAATTTGCATTGTTTTGAGAGTTTGCTTTTGCAAGCATGTATAGATCAGTGGCAGGATCCCATCGAACCACATCTCCAACAGACAAAACATCACCTGTAAGACCAGCGTGGGTGATCTTATTTTTAACAGTTCTTGTATCGGCTAATGCTACTGGATCAAACGCGCTACTGCCCATCGTATTCCTCTTATAGTTCGGATTCCACTTGGAAATTTATAAATCTATCACCGGACGTTGTTCTTGTTATGCGGAAACCCTTGTCAGATTTCGCAATATTTGTTATTGTTGTTGTGCCACTCTCTTTAGTATCAACTGTAGAAGATGAACCGCGTCTGATATCGATTGGATATCTCACATCAAATGTACCAACATTCTGTACATAGATGCTGTCTGCGTCGGATGAAATAGAAGCAGAACCGCTAGTGACATCTTTAAACGGTGTGTTCACATTTGTCGTTTGATAATATCTCTTGCATCTGTTTAGTTCAGTTGTCTTGTCGTTCAACTCAAACGGTGATGCATTTTGACCATATTCAAACTGAACTTGTGCAAGATAGATTGAATAATCGTTCACACCAGCCAAATTTGGATTGATTGCTTCTGTTACGTCTTCGTCAACCAAATCTGAACCCGCACGAACAAAGAAGCGTATTTCCGGACCGTCATTACCACACGATCCGATCAATCCATTAGATGAGTCGGGTAGTGCAAATGTATGGCTAAATCGAGTCCATCGTGTTGGGAGAACCATAGTGAAACCAGGTTCCTTTTGAGAGTTTGGTTCAACACCCGTAGTTGCATAGTCTGGTGCAGTTCCACCACCAAAATCACGTCTGAATGAAACACCCAATCGTGCATTTGCTACTGAAGCCTTTGCATAGAAAGAGATAGTTGCATATCCAGATGGGAAGTGTTCTATTCCTTCAACTCGTTGGAACAGATACGTTTGGCTTCCAGCCGTATATCCACCAGTCCCGATTTGCATTTGCATTGCGTATCTAGAATACGCAGATGAATCTGCAAGATCTCCAAGAGCCAATGAACTACGATTTGTTGAAATGTTTAGTCGGTCTGCGGTACTTCCGCCACTATTAACCAACTTCCAACGATCTGCATTATATCTGTCTGCTTCAGTTGTTGGATTTCTATATGAGAAAGTCGTGCCTCTTTGCCAGAAATCGAAATTTCCATTTATCAACTTATTCTTGAATCCAGATCCGCTCTCAGGAATAAGAATGCTTGTGCCTGTGTCTGTATTGGTGTTGACCAACAAACCGACATAATTTTGCACAATACCCGACGTTGGTGTAATGGCAACCATCATCGGCTTTCTGACTTGATTTACTGTATTCGGTGGTTGTACTGTGAGAGAACCTTCTTCTGCTGCGAGGAAATATACTGATCCTGGTGTAAAGGTAAGACCCGAAGCAGACAAATCAATATAACCCGAAACAGTCATGAGAGATGCTGCTGAATTACCCGCGTAAGTAACCTTGGAGATTATTCCAAGTGCTTCTGCTTCTTCGACATTATTGCAAGAAGCCTTTACATAAGAACCATGAGGCATTGTCGCTGACGTAATGCCTTCTTCAAAGCGAACGGTATCTCCTATAGAGAAGTAATTTGGATCATGCTTGATGACAACAGTCGATGCATTCAACTTAGAATAGAGCGTGTCGATATCAACAACTTTATTGCCGACATAATTCATCACCATGGCTTTGTTTGAGCCGAGTGCATAAAGTATGGGCTTTCTAATTGTTCCTGTTATTGTTGGAGCAGTCTTTGTAATCTTTCCTGCATCTGAATCTGATAAGAAGTAAAACTCACCAGTTCCTAGCGCAGAGGTCGCATCTATACTAGCAATGCAGTTAGCAAAATTTCCTGTGACATATCCAATGGTGTTAACATCTACAATCTGACTTGTGCTATTAACATGGACTGCAATACCAAGAGATTCTGCGTTTGAAACATTGTCTGCTTTTGCTAGGGTTATTCCACCAGTATTTACATCATGGCGAACAACCATACCAAAGGTAAGACCAATGGCAGAAATATTTGATACCCCATCAAATCTCTTGATGAGGGAGGAGTTTATCATTCTTGAAGAGCCATCACTGAGGAACGACATTGCTCCATAAGTGGCTCCTGGTGAATCGAAGTATGTTTCTACATCTATGGTGTTTCCACCACCGTGTGTTGTCACCATCAACTTAGATGCTGGTGTATTATCATTTCCCTCACTCAAAACAAACTTGTTGTTTGCTGAATAAAGTTTTGCATCACCAGCAAAGGCAAGACTATCGCTAATTCTCCATGCGGTATAAGTCTTTCCTCCATCAAAAGCCTTCCATAGGAAATACTTATCTCCGCAAGCACCAGCGATTACGATACCACCACCACCCGCGTTGGTAATGATAGAATCGGAAGTTCCACCCGTTCCACCACTTGAGTTGACTGCACCGAGAACGAGGTTGTAGTCATCAATTGTGACAAGGTTTGTGTTTACCGTGGTTACGGTTCCATCAAACGTAATATTACCCGTAAAGGTATGATCGCCAGGAATAACCGTGTCGATATACACTGTAGCAACACCATCATCACCCTGATTAACCGCAATACCAGTTGCGCCTTCTACTTCATACACCTTGATGCGATTCAACTTGTCGATGATCTCGCCATTGGTGAGCGTATACCATTCATAGAAGGTATCAGCCAGTGTCAACTGCGGGATTATGTAGTTACTATTTGCTGGACCAGTCGGCATCTCAGTTTCTCTTTACTAGAAGTTCGTTTACTTGCCTCTTAAGTATATTTATCTCGTCCTTAAGAGACTTTATTTCCTCTGTCAATTTTCTTCTATGCATAATCTCCTTTTCCTTTTCAGGATTGGAGAAAACAAGTAGACCGTTGTTCTTATCTCTGATGTAGTCTTTCATGAGAGTGCTACTACCTTGAGATTCTTGATGACAGGCACAATGGCTTTGTTGTCTGTGTACAAGCAGATCTTTACAGCAAATGTGTCGAAATCTGATACTCCACTTAGAGTGTAAGACACTTCTCTGAAATCAGATGGGTTTGTTCCGCTGACAAAAGAGTTGTCCTGATAGAATCCACTTGTGGTATCAAGAGTAAGTGCGCTGTATGGGCGACCAAGTTCTCCTGTAGCATCACCGGTTCCAAAGATATATGTTTTAGCATATACATCCACTTTTGTGTTTTTTGGATTGTTTGTGTCAAATACAACCTTGAGTTCTTTTGCTTTTTGTCTGTTCGGAATCTTCATCTCTCTTGTGATATATCTTGCGGTGTCATCAATGCTGCCACTGAAGGGTGCGAGTTCGCTGGTCGTGTTTGAAGAACTGACTACGTTCTTAACAACATATCCAACACCAACAATATTGCTTCTATCAAGATCCACCATGAAGGTATTCTTACCTTGACTTTGATTGCTTATCGTTAGTTGTAAATCTATATCTCCAGCATCATCAACTGTTCTCTCTTCTGGAAGAACGAAGTTTCTATAGAGAGTTGCTGAATAATTAGACCCACCAATATTAATCGTGGTGATGAGACTTACATTTGGTGGGGTAAATGCATAAAGGTTTGGTTGGAGAATGGCGACTAGTCGTGCCTTGGGAGGAAGAGCATTCTCAAGTGTGACGTTATTCACAGTTGAGAACTGACACCTATTGAGTTTAAACGTCAAATCTGTGCTTTGATCTGCTGATCCAATATCACTATTGCTTGCATTGAACAAAGATCCACCCATAAAGGTTGACGATATTCTTTGTCCCGTTGTAATATCCTTTTCTCCTATAGAAGCAGCAAACAAAGAATACTTTGTTGTGTTTGCTCTAATGAGAATTGCGTATTGTCCAGGTTGCAAATAGACTGGAGATGAGAATTTAAAGTTTGTTGCAACAGGCTTTGTATTGTCTACAACAACATTACTAGGAGACTTAACAACAGTGCTGAATGGAACGATGTAAGATGTCTGTGGTAGACCACTAACAGTTGGGCAAATCTCTATAGTAACGGGAAGTGTTGAATCCTTCTCGCTAAAGTAAAGATCCACACTCTCCAAGTAGATGCCATCTGGGTGTTCATTTGAATCCACAAGGAATGTTTGAGCAAGTGGGTCAATCCATTGATCATATTTGGTCGAGTTAAAATTCTTTCCTCTTTTAAGAGGATTGGAAACAAACTTGTTGCTGCTTGGGGTTTGTCTTCTCAATTCAGGTAATCTGATAGATGCTACATCAATCGGATTATCTTTCTTAATTCCAACAACAGAATAAATACCTTCCGCTATAGTCGTGGCATTTGCAATTACGCCATTTGAGTCGTCAATGATTCGAACACCCTTTTCACCAACCAAGAACGTACCTGGTGCTATAGTGTATTGCACATTGAGCAATGATCCATCATCTGATGTTGTGAAATATGTTGAACCAGAAACACCATTTAACGTGCATTGAGATGTAATATTAGTATTATCGAAGAAAACATAGACATTCGTCTTTGGTTTCATGTTGTAGGCACTAATGGTGATTGGCTTCTCTCTGACGTAAGGAATCACACTCTGATTTAAAATCGTGTCAGAAGCGATATTAAGATAGTTCTTATCAGTTCTGATGTCGAATGAAAGAGTATCTTTTCTATTTTGCTGTGACTCTTCAGTAAACCTAGTTACTTGATCTCTTGCACGGAATGCCTCTTGAATGCCAGTCACAGCAGACTCTTTCTTACGGGCTGTAGAGAAGAACTTATTGTTTGCTTTTCTTTCAGCATCAACATCAACTGCAATTCCACTCCAATTACTTTCCCAATCTGCCCATTGAGTTCCGTGTCCCTTTGTATAAACATCATCGGGGTAGAGGTCGGCAGATATTGGTAGTTTTCTACCCATGTCACTAGAAACCCAAGCATCATTTCGTCCAGTGTCATTATTCTTTATATAAGGTCTTCTTATAGTGTCATACCAATAATCAGCATGAGGAGTTATCTTGAGTTGACCAACCCAATTAGGCAAACCAAATTGATTCACCTTTATTCTCGAACTTGCTTTTTGCTGTGCTGCAACTGGAGTTGCATGTTGTGTATATGAAGCACAGAAGATGTTGTCTATTGTGGTCGTTGTGCCAGCAACAACGCCTGTGTATTCAAACTTGAAAGCATCTGATATGAATGCTGGACGAAGTTCTCCGTGTTCGAAGTCAATAGAGCATCTGTAGTCTTCGTTCATCACATCACCGATGGAATGTCCCTCAAATGCATCAACCAAAATTGCTCTCTTGATTCCTTCGTTTCCATTTGAGAGAGTTAAATCTGTACTAGCAATGCTTGCTTCAAGATCTGAAAGGACAGCAAATTGCTCAAGATTGTCGATTCGATCAGAAAGATCATTTATATCTTTCATTGTAAATCGATCAACACCAGCACCTTCTCCCTTGATGTCTGCTGCGTTGAACGTGTATGCAGGAACACTGATTGAATAAAGTGTCATGGCATCACGGAGATCTTCTGGTGCAACTGGTGACTCGTTTGCAGAACCAGGTATTCTGAATACTGTTGTATCATCACCATCTGCCGCTATGTTGCGGGAGATTGCTATCTTATCGATGCGGGGGAGATATGCTTCGTGGTCATTGCGAATGCTGTTTTGCATGGTGTGTACACCACCAACATGTTTGACAGCAACACGATTATCTGCTAATTCT